AGGAGAATAGAATAAATCTTCTAGTCCTTGAATATCTTCTCCTGCTTGTCCTCCAGTTCCAAAAACTATAATCTGACCTGTTACTACAGTATCATCTTCCACTAAAGGTTTAGCAGCAGCAATAGCTTTACTTAAATTCCTAAAAGAACCTCCTTCTTCAAAGATTAGTAATTCTCCCCTAGCACCCCTAACTTTCTGAGGATCGTCTACAATTACTCCTCCTATCATAGATTCATAACCTTTGACTTCTACACCTTGAGGAGTTTTTATTCTAACGGAAGCTTTTTTCTCACTGGAGTTATCAATCTCCATTCTATTTTTTCTCCACCAGTTATCGGTGTGACCATTTAACCACTCAAGATCATCCCAACATTTAAGCATGATTCCATCAGCTCCCCATAAGTAAGGATCTTTAGAAGCAAAGTAGAATGATTTACTTTTTCTAATGAAGTTATAATTATAAACTCCATGAGATGCAGCTTTATAAGAGAAACCACAACCACGAGTCTTAGCACAGATTAAATGTTTACCCCCTACTAAAGCATCTTGTAAATTAGGTTTCCAGTATAGTTCTAAAGATTTAAGATGTTCTTCTGTAGTTCCCCACCTAGCTATGTGTTTAGACCAAAACCAGTTGTAATCCAATAGATTAAATCTAGGAAATTGTAACTCTTTCTTAACACCTTTTTTATTATGATCTACACCAGCAGGTGTAACTTTCATAGGTGTAAAATTCATAAAGAAATAATGTTCACCAGTTACAGCTACATCACCTACTTTAAATCCTTCCTCACACCTACGAGTCTCTTCTCTCCAAAACTCATACCAATCTTTAGATTTTCTAGGAGCTTTTGTATAACACTTATTTTTTAAGTAGTAATCAGCAGCCCTCGAAAATTCACTTATGTTTACAGAGATCATTTTTCATAGTCATTTTTATCAACTTCCCAAACAATAGAATAATGGAATTTTAAAAAACAAAGAGTAAGCCTTCTTTCTTTAAATACTCTTCCATATATAATTGTTGGAATAAAACAAAAGTATGTGTTAGCCCACAGCGAGTATCTTTGTTTAAAGTTCATTTTCTCCAATTTCTACATTACCTCTACCACTACCAGTTTCACTAAGTTCTTTCTTAACCATGTCTTCAGTTTCTTGAAGATTCTTAATTAACACTTTAATCTCCTTCATAGCTTTAATATTTTCAGTTATCTCAGTTAAAGGAATTGAGTCTTGATCTGAAGATAAATCAAGACTAGCAATCATTTTATCAATATTCTTCATAGAAGCTTTAAGTAACCTTAATGCTCTAGTGTCTTGTAAAGACTTATAATGCTCAACAGCATCATTCATTTCTTTATCAGGTTTCCATGTAGCATCTAATCCACTAACTCTTTTAGCTTCTATTTTTCTATCATCTTCAGAATAATTAATAAGATTACTTCTATAATCACATAAAAGATAGATATAAGTAAACTCTTTCTGAGCTTGAAACTTATATCTCCCTTTATAATGATTAGAAGTATTTCCTTTATCTCTTAAATAGATCTTTTTAAATGGTTCATGCAATTGAATCCATTCCTTATTAAGATCTACCATGAAATCGTCATTGAGTTTAAATAACTCCATAAATTATTTCAATGTTAATAAATACAAAGTCTTATCTACTAAAGCTAACATTTCATCAGCTATATTAGCTAAATGTGTTTCCTCTGGTGCAAATGATTTTCTGACTAAACCATCTTTAGCAAAGTATTGTCTAATAGATTGTACATAAGTTGTAGCATCTAAATCAGTTTCAATAGCTAAAGATAGTCTACCTTTAATTCTTCCATAGATTCCTTGATAGGTTTCTATGAAAGAATCAGCAAGGTCAAGAATACCATCATAAGCTTCATTAATAGCTTTGTGAGTGCTATAGGAAGTAGTTTGTAAATGAATATAGTGAAGTTGGTCACGTATCTCAAATAACTTTTGAAGAACTACTCTTCCTTTATCTGTATTCTCTTTAAGCGTCATTAGTTTATAACAGTTGTTGTGTCAAAGATTGGTTTCAAAACTGGTTTATAAACACCAATGATGTTATTCTCTGTTAATACTAAATAACGAATACCATCTACTTCAATTGGTGTAACCATTCCTGGAGAATGTCTACTTACAGAAACAAGATCACCTGCTTTACAAGTTGTAACAAGTGGTCCAACAGCAGCTACTTCCAATCTATTTAGATTCTGTCTTTCTTCAGCAGTCAATGACTCTGGCTTAATAATTCCTGATTTAGTAGTTTCTTTAATAATAGGTTCTACTAACACTACATTGTTAAATGTTGGTTGATAATTGATTTTCATAGTTATTTTATATTTATAAGTTTTAAAGCTTCGTTCTTTAGTAATTCAATTTCTTCTTGAGGAAACGGACTGATACTAATTACCATATCATGTTCTGCTTTATTATGTTCTTTTGTAATTAAGAACTTTGTTTCAAGTTGTAAAAGTTTGAGAATATCTTCAAACTTTTGTCTGTCTTTATTTTCCATAGTTATTGTTTATTTACGTTTTTTGCTTTACTATAATTTATTGCATCCATTTTCTTTTTATTAAATTCCACACTAATTAAATATGGAATTCTAACATTCTCAAAAGTACCTGAAGATATAACTCTTTGTACATACTTGTGCCAATGTTGTTCAATCTTTTTAATCATGAACTTAGGAGTATCAATAGCTTCAGATACTTCATTAATCACATCTTCGTTACAATACTCTTTTTTCATTGTGTAAAGTTAATATTTAAAATGTAATTATCAGTTCCTATTAAAACTTGGTAATGGTATTTAAAGACAACATTCTTTTTAGCAGCTCTTTCAACCATGTCATCAACTGTGTTAATGTAATTGATTAACTGACCATAATCTGTGAAGTATTTTTCTTTATTTATCATAAATCTATAATGATCCACTTACAACTTATAGTATTAGGTGGTGAAGGTTTGTCTAATAAAGGATTATATTTTATAGTGATTTTAAAGTCTTCTTTTTCTTTTTTCTTTATTTTCTTCATGACCATTTTCCTTTAACACATTTCTTATTGCTACGTACAAGAAACCCAATGAAGCAGTTGCATCCACCTTTGTTTCCATCACATCTTTGTTTGTTATCAGATAAAGTAGAGCAAGTTAAACAAACTCTAATTCTTTCTTCAGCTTTCTTTTCTACTTCAGGGTCGCCAACACCAAACTCATTTCTAGTTGCATTTAATATCCCACGAGCTATATTAACAATATCCATATTATCAAACCAAATATAAACATGACTTTAAACCCTAATTCAGTATATGCTAAAACCTCATCACTACTGTCTTCTAATAAATATGAGTTCTGAAATCTACTTCTAAACTCATTTGATATTTGATCTGTAATAGCATCCTTACCATCATAATACCAAGGAAGATCTCTTAAATGATTTAGAAGAGGGTCAAAGGTAATATTAAACAATAAAACACTATAAGCACTTGTAAGAATTAAATTTAACAATGAATAAGGAAATATTAAATAAATACTTATCCAAAATATAGTAACTCTAATAAATGTTCTAGAAGTATGATTCAAGTTTTTAACTTTACCCCATTTCTTTTTAATAAGGTAATTGTCAATAAAAGCGTTAACTACCGAAGTAGTTAACACTATTAAAGTAAGAATTAGTAAGTTTATCATAGTGCGTAATCTTGTTCAATAAGTTTTATAATCTCTTCAGTAGTTTCTTCAGTAGAAACTGGAGAAGCATCAATATAAATAACACCATCTTCTTCTGGTTCTAACCCAATAGAACTAATTCTAGAGATCTGTACAAGATTTCTTTTGTACTTAAAATCTTCATCTTTAGCATCTATCCCCAGTTTCTCTAACTGTTCAGAATCTTCTGTATGAGTAAGTATTCCTAATTCTATCCAACCTTTCATGTTATTTATTTTTAATTCTAATGTAAGCTAAAAATCCTACTACAATTCCTACAAATGTTCCCCAAGTAACTACCTCTCCCATACGAGATTGTGCATGATAAAAGTAATTACCTGCTAAACAAGCACTTACAAACAAACCTAGTAATACCTGAAAAGGAATACTACTAATTAATTTATACTTTGTTTCTGGTTTCATGGTTATCTGTGTTTTGAAATTTATCGGCTACTATTTTTCTAAGTTTTTCTACTGTAAGCTTTAAATGTGGAGGAAATTCTTTTTTATTTTTAGATTCCTCTATTTGATCTATGAGTCCTTTCATTTTTTACATTGTGTACAAGTTAACTTATTATTTATAAAAGTGTGTTTTGTTAATTTCTTTTCACAATTACAATGTTGAAAGATAGTAATATGTGATTTATCATTCTGGACGTTCCCAGAACAAGGTTTCATTTTCTGCGGTTTGCTCATTTTCTCTAGGTAAAACAATATCTAATAATTCTCCAATTCTAGTTGCTATATTAAGTTGTGTATCATAAGGACTATCTGCAACATACAAATCATTTAGTAATTCTAATTCTTCTTGAGGTGTCATGGTATATCTAATTGTTTTAACTCTAGCTGTATTATTTTTAACATGAAAACAGAAGTGGTTATAAGAAGTTCTATGGTTTATGAAAGTATCATTATTTACCAAATCTAATTTAAAAGGACTCCATTTACAAAATACTTCTCTTTCTGTATTGTTTTTCCAAGTAAGGATGTCTTCCCCATTGACTCCTTTAAAAAACCATTCACAGATTTCATATTCCATCCCATGATAACACTCTTCAATAGTTGCAGGATAATATTTACTTTCCATTATTTTGTGTGTTTAAAAAGAACAAACCATCTTTAGTAATGTACTTAGGTGTAGTATCAATCATCTTTCCTATAATAATAGCATAATGAGGTTGTTGATTATTCCAGTTCTGTGTTTTTATGTGTCTCATTTGTTATCTCTTAAGTAAATCAACTGTTTAGTAAGTATCTGTGTCATAAGTTGGTTAGCTAATTCCTCAACTTCTGAACTAAAAGGATGATGAGCATTGGTCTCTGAAGTAGGATCTAAGATCATCCTGATATTCTCCACATAATCTCCAAACAACTTAATCCTGTTAGCTTCCTTCTCAATATCAAAGAAGACTTTACGCTTAGAGAAATCTAAGTTAATGTAATCCTCTTCATTAACAATCTGCTTAGCTGGTTTGAAAGCAGACATACTAGCTAATAATTGTTGAAACTGTAGTTCCTTCTGATTAAGAAGTTCTACTAGTTCTTCTTTAGTTTTCTTTGTGTTTTTAGATAACATATTACTTGTATTTAAGTAGTTTCAAATCTTTTTTAGATTCTGCACAGTGAATTTTAAGTCTATACTTTGTGTACTTACACCCTTTCCTTTTACCGGCAGTTTGAACAATCTTTGTGATTATCTCTTTTTCTTCTTCCGTAAGCATTTTGTTATTTTAGTTTTAATTCTAACTCTTTGTAGTGGACCCAACCTTTACTGTACCCACATAATTCAGCAATTAATTCAAGATCTTCTTTTCTAGGTCTTGTGCCAGTTTCCTCCATAGCTCTAAGATATTTGAAATATAAAGAACTTTCTTTTGCACCGGAGTCTATTACTTTTTTATAAAGAGATCTTACTATACCACCTCTAACCTTTCCACCATCTATAACGTGAGTAGATGGAATATTCGTAATAGAAATAGTAGGTTTGTATTCTACTCCAGATAAAGGAAAATAGTTCTCATGAACAACCGCATTCCAATGTTCCTTTAAAAGGTTTAAATACTCCTTTGTAAAAGGTTCCTTTTCTTCTTTAAAAGAAGATTCCTTAATTCTCAAAGTTCTTGAGTTAACTTCTGCAATAGAAGTACATCCTTCTAAATAACTATACTTCATCTTCTTTACTTGTGTCAGGGATAGAAAAACTTATTTTAAAATCCTTAGTCTTCATAAGCTTAAGTCTTTCATTAGCATCTCCTTTCCAAAAGATCTCAGGATTAATCTTATAAGATCCCTTTTCTCCAGCTATAAGCTTAAGTTCCTTTAGCCTAGTAAAAGAATTAGAAAGTCCTTGAGTAGTAAGCTCTAGTTTAGTACACATCTCTTTTCTAAATCCAGCAGATATATGTATAATACCTGTATTAAATTGAGCGTGTACACAAAGTTCAGTTATAACTTTAAAGTCAGTAATACTCTTTAATCCATAAAGTCTACCAATAGAGTTTATAAACGAACAATAAAAACTTTCAGTGTCATCTACCTTAACCCTATAATGTTTCTCCATTTCAAAAATATCCCCAGTCTTTAGGTCTATTCCTTTTGTAACATTCTTATACCTCTGTGATCCCATTTTGAATACTTTCTATACAAATATACACAGATTTTCGGATAGTTTACATTTCAAATCATTTAAAAGTTACGCTACGATGATATACAATTGCGTGACGATGATATACAGTAACTTTTCAGAACATACTAAAGTGTTGATTATCAGGACTTAAAAAATAAATTACCTATTATATAGTTGAAAGAAACCGAAGGATATTGTTTTAGAGGAGAAGTAGAATTTGTATCTTTACATAAATCACACACATTATGCTAAATTTTAAAGGAGTAGAAGAACAAAAAAGCAATGGTTTAGATCAATGGAAAAAGAACCAAGAGAAGATCAATATCCTTCTTCATCAATACAATGCTAAGAAAGTACTTACTCCTGAACAAGAAGTATTGTTGAGTAAAATACATGATATGGAACTAGACTATCCTGATATGGGTAAGGACCTAGTTGAGAAATGTGGTATGAAGAAACTATTTAGAGGATTTGAAACCCCCACCTCTACTTTAGATTAAAGACCCCCTACCCCTCCTAGTTATTCAAAAAGGACGGGGTATATTTTTGTGTATGTGGATAGTTTGAGTAACCATTTTTATGGGTGTGTTGTGTTTGTCTATACACCCCCCACTTCCCACCCTTACCCAATTTTAGCGAGGATGTACCTCGTACCGTAAATCTATCGGACATAGATAATTTAATCTTCAAAATTTAAAACATCATGACAAATTCATTTAATGAAATCGCTTTAGTTGTTGCTACTCAATTCAACAACGGAAACTTAGACAAGAATGGTCTTGAGCCAATGTTGTTGAAATGTATCGCAGGAAAGTCTGTCAATAAGAGTATTCTCTCTGGTACTATTGCAGAACGTTCAGGGTTTGAACCTAACAAGTCTTACTTGGTTTCTATCGTAGAAGGTGAAACTGATGAGGTTTATGGTAGACAATTCTCTTTCACAAACCTAGGAGAAATGAGTGGAATTGAATTGATTAAAGCTTCAAAAGAGCTTGGTAAAGCGTTGATTATGAACGTTTTGGATGAGGTTGAAGAGACTCAGAAGCACACTGTGGTTTAGGTAAATGGTAATTATATGGCTATTAAAAAAGAATATTGTAACGAAAAATGTATTAAGGAAACATCTGATGAGTTGATGATTCCCAGCATGTTAGTTAAAAAGATTGAAAAACATTGGCAATTGTTCACTAAAAAGAAAATAGAAAGTGGTACATTTGAGAATATTAGGATACCTTATCTTGTTAAGTTTGAATTTGTAGAAGCTAAAGCAAGGTGGATGGAGATTAATAAGTCATTAAAACAGTAATCACACTTAAATAAATAATAATGAAACCTACACAAAATTACGTGGTATTAGAAATGCCAAGATTTGAAGAGAAGACCCCTTCTGGAGTATTAAAAGGAGAGGAAACTGTTAAAGAGGAGATGAAGATCCTTGATAAACTAAAACTTAAAGTATTAGCTGTAGGTCCTGGTTGCGTTTCAGTTTCAGTAGGAGATAAGATAGCTATTGAAAGACATGCGTTTACAATGTGTACAGATGTAGATTTTGAAGGTGTACCTTCCATGTGTCTTAGAGAAACTTCTATAATTGGTGTTTATTAATACTTATGGAGTTATTCAAATTAAATGAAGATTTCTTAGTAGATATAAATAAAGAATGGATTCAGTTACATGAAGCATTCAAAAAGGTTTACTTAAGAGATAAAGGTAATAACTCCAATCACTATAAAGGTAGATTTAAGTTTCAAGCTCAAAAGGAGTTTACTTACATCTACCTTTTATGTGACTATAGATCTAATCTAACTCAATACTCTGAAGAAGATAGAGAGAAACAAGCTAGAATAGATGCTGGACTAGAACCTGGCTGGAAACCTGATAAGGAGATTAAGGATGCTATTGAGAGATACAGAGAACTTCAAAATACAAGATCTTTAAAACTTCTTAATGCTTGTTACAAAACTGTAGACCAATTGACAGAATTCTTTAACAACTTTACTACAGAAGATGTAGAAGAAGCAGGTAAAGTTATTACTGCTATTTCAAAAGTAGGAACTGTATTAGAAGGGCTCAGAAAACAAGAGGATCAAGTTAAAAAGGAAATGTCTGAAACTGTCTCAATAAGAGGTGGAGGAGAACTAGGATACGATGAGTTAAATAGAGATGCTTATATAAATGCTAACTAATACTAGATATTTCTCAGAAGCTGCTATTAACTACAAAAAGAATGGGGGTAAATACACTACTGCCCCCATTAATTCAAAGGATTGGGTTGAGTTCTGGAAACTACAAAGAGAAAGATGTTTAAAAGGTTATAGTGTAGGAGGTACGAAAATTACTGGAAGGCACTACTACTTCTTAAACTTTACTCGAATGGAAGTTGCTGTAAAAAGTAAGAAAGGAAGGTCCGGAGACGCTCCTATGGATTTTCCTAAATTTTTAGAAGTACAATATAACTGGTGGTGGGCAAAGGAAATAGCTAAGTCAGGTATAGAACAAGATGATTTTGAAAAACTAGGTTTAATATGGAAACCTAAACAATTAGATGGTGGGCACCATATATCATGTGCTAAAACTCGTGGATGTGGGTTTAGTTACATGGAAGCTGCTGATGGTACATACAATTACAATTTTATTCCAGATTCCAAATCTTTTTTCTTCGCTGCTAAAGACCCATATTTAGTAGGACTTGATGGTATCTTGTTAAAGTGCTGGAGAAATTTAAACTGGTTAAACCAGGAAACAGATGGTTATTGGAAGAAAAGTAGACAAGGTGCTGGTGCAGACACAGAGATGTCTAAAATTGCACAAGTATTAGTTAACGGGGAACCAAAAGGTTTTAAATCTAAAATAGGAGGTGTAATTATACCTTCACATGATCCAGATAAAGTACGTGGGGGAAGGGGGTTAAAACTATCTTTTGAAGAAGCAGGTTCTTTTGGTAATCTTAAAAAGACACTTCAGGTAGCAATTCCTTTGGTTGAACAAGGGGGAATTGTACGGGGTCAGATAAGTGTCTTTGGGACCGGTGGGGAAGAAGGACTTGATATAGAAGGTTTGGAATCAGTGTTTTATGAGCCGGAACAATGGAATATGGTCACATTTGATAATATTTGGGAGGAGGAAGGTACTAGTTCTGATATAGGATTCTTTGTCCCTTCTTTTGTGTGTACTGATGGATATATAGATGAAGATGGGAACCCTGACATAGATGAGGCTAAAGGATTTTGGAATACAGAACGTGCTTTAAAGAAGAAAGGGAAGGATTTCAAAAACCTTGACCGTATGATTGCAGAAAGACCTTTCACCCCAAGTGAGTGTTTTAAACGTATCCATAATAATGTATTTCAAAACGCAGCTTATTTTATAGGTGAACAAATAAATAATATACAGAATAATAAAGAAGTTCAAAGAAATATTCAACATGGATCATTATTGAAGACTAATGATGGTTATGAGTTTTTAATTAGAACAGATCTTAAACCAATTGATTATTATCCTCACAAGAACGATGATGAGTTAGAAGGTTGTTTTACTATTTACGAGCAGCCTCAAAGAGATGTAAATGGTCTTATCCCACAATTTCTTTATTATGGAGTTTGTGACCCTTTTGCTATTGATGATGCTATTGATAAGACTTCATTAGGAGTGTATTACATTATCAAACAACCTTCTTTTGATTACGGAGATGGTAATAAAATTGTAGCTAAGTATGTAGGTAGACCTAACTTTGTACAGAAGTTTTATGAAAAGGTTCTTTATCTTACTGAGTATTATAGAGCTACATGTCAATCAGAGATAGCCGGTGGGGGACAAGGACTCTTAGATTATTTTAAATCTCGAAATAAGTTACATTTATGTGAGTACGAACCTGACCATATTCTACATGGTAAGGAGATGGATAAGAATACTAGGAACAGATCTTTCTTTATGCGTATGCCTGAAGAGATTAAGAAGATAGGTTTATTGTATTTAGCTGAGTGGTTATGTCAAGAAAGAGGTACTACTGGAGATGGAAGAGCTGTGCTCAATGTACATAAGATTTATGATTTAGGTTTACTACAGGAACTAGCTAAGTTTAACCCAGATCCTAAGAAGAACTTTGACCGTATATCTGCTATGTTATTAGCTATGTATATGTTTAAAGAGAAAGAACACCTAGCTCTAAAGGAAACTAAGAAGTCTAAATCTGATTTCTTCTCTCGAAACCTATTCTCTAATGACCCTAGTAGAAACTCTCATCATACATTACTGATTTAATTTCTTACTTTTGTTTTAAAAATAGAATGGAATGAAAGATAATTCTGCAACTAAACCTATGCAACGGATTTCTTACTCTGAAAAGATTAAGAATAAGAATGAGTGGGGGAAGTTAAATATAGACTATTACTTAAAAGGTGCTAATTTTCACTCTGGTAATTCAACTAGTGATAATAAAGCTTTTATATATGAACTTCACAATAACATATTTCCTAAGAATTGGTCAAGGTATGTAACTAATCCTTTCAACTCAGCTAATCCTGTATATGAAAATCAACCGGCTCCAGTTAGACGAGTTAACATAGGAAGACCTGTAATTGAAAAGTTACTTGGAGAATATATCAAAAGACCTTTTAGTTGGTTTGTAGATAAAGTAGGAGAAGGTGGTTACAATAGTTACACAGAAAAACTAGATACACTTCTTACACAAAATCTTCAACAACACTTTATTAATTCCCTGGACCCTAATGTATTTCAACAATTACAAGCGGAGAAAAAGGAAGTTCCTTATCCAGATAAACTAAAACAGGAATTTGACACATCTTATCAAGATGCAGAAGCAATTGAAGCACAGAAAATGCTTACAATTCTTATGTCAGATCTTAGTTTTTTTGAGAAGTCAAGGGCTTTATGGAAAGACTTTGTATTTGCAGGAGAAGAGTATTCTTTTAAATATATACAAGATGATGAAATAGTTTATCAAAAGGTTTCTCCTTTGGATTTATATACAATCCCTTCTTACAATTCTCCTTACATTGAGGATGCTGACTTTGCAGTTATTCGGATGATAATGTCTCAAAGTGAGATAGTTGATAAGTTCTATTATGAGATAACAGAAAAAGAACTTGATTCGTTAGAATCACATAGTAACTCGTTTCAATTATCTAACTTCTTCAACCGCCTTAATAATAGTCCTAACTCTTTAGCTACAGATAAACTAGACATATACTATGTTTGTTGGAAGTCTCAAAAGCAAGTAGGATTCCTAAAATGGACTGATGAAACTGGACAAGAGTTTGAAGATTTAGTATCAGAAGGTTATACTCCAAATAAAGAACTAGGGGAAAAGGTTACTTGGAAATGGGTGTCTGAAGTATGGGAAGGTTATAAATTATCTAATGATATTTATCTCGGTATTAGACCAGTACCTTATCAACGTAATGAGCTTCATAATATCTCTAAGTGTAAGTTACCTGTAAATGGTAGACGTTATTCAGACACACATGCTCAGAATATTTCTATCTACGAGGTAATGGTGGAGTGGATTAAGCTTTATGTTATCTGTACTTATAGATTAGAAAGGATGATAATGAAGTCTAAAGACAAGATCCTCTTACTAGATAAAGCTGTTATACCTGACGAAGCTGAATTGGACGAGGATAAGTTCTTTTACTATGCGGACACACTTGGGTTTGCTCTTATTGATAGATCTAAAATTGGTGTAGATAGAAGTTTTAACCAATATACAGTACTTGATATGTCTCTATACCAACACATCAAAGAGATGATTGGTGTATTAGAATGGATCAAAAAGGAATGTTATGACACTATTGGTTTTTCTGAACAACGCCTTGGTGAAATATCCACCTCTGCTACAGTTACAAATACAAATAACGCTATCTATGCTTCTTCAGTTATTACAGAAGATTTGTTTGTAAAGCATGAGGAGTTTATTCAGAGAGAACTTCAAGGTTTGTTAGATCTTTCGAGACTATGTTACATAGATGGTAAGAAGTCTTTGTTTTATTCAGATGATCGTAGAGTAGAACTTTTAAACATAAATCCAGAAGTAGCTTCTTATGAGGACCTAATGATTAAGGTAACTAACTCTTCTAAACAAATAGAGAAGTTAAACCAGATTAAACAGTCTCTACAAGCTATGGCTCAGAATGGAGCTAAAGGTTCTACATTAATTGAGATTATAGATTCTGAGAACGTTTCTAAAATGAAACAGGTTCTTAAGAATATAGAACGTATGGAACAGGAGCAGCTTGAGTCACAACAATTAAATGAACAAGAGCATGAAGCACAACTTCAACAAATGCAGACTGAAAACCAAAGATTGTTACAAGAGTTTGAACTTCTTAAATTAAATACCGAGTATGATAGAAAAGAACAGTTAGAATATATTCAAGGAGATTTAGACATGAACCTTGAACAAATCAAAATGTCTGGTCAAGTAAATCCTGATTCAAATGGGAATGGTATCTTAGATATTAACGAGGTACAAAAGAGAGCTATTGATAGAGAGAAAATCTTTGAAGATAGAAGAGATAGAACTAGTAAGGATACTATCAAACAAAAAGAACTATCTCTTAAAGAACAGGAACTTAAAATGAAAGATAGTCATGCTAAACTGAAAGCGGATACAGATAAATACAAAGCTGATGTTTCGCTGAGAATAGCTAAAGAAAACAAAAACAAATCAGATAAATAATCACACACTATGGAAACGACATTACCAGATTGGTTAGCACCAGATGAGCAGGAACAACTTACAGATCCTGCTCTAGCAACACCTGCTCCAGAAGTACCAATAGTACCACCTATAGCAGAACCTGTTGCAGAAGAACCTAAGAAAAGAGGTAGACAACCTAAAGTAGTAGCAGAACCTACTCCTCCAGCACAGGAGTCTGAAGAAACAGGTGTAACTCTTGAACAAGCTCTTACTGATAAAGCTAAAGAGGTTGAGTCAGAAGATAACTTTTGGGAAGATGTATGGGCACTTACCGGTGACGAACTTCCTGTAGAGTTTAATGGAGTAGATCCTAACTCACCAGAAGGTGCTAAGATTGTACTTGAAACTTATTCTGAAAAAAGAGTTAATGATTTTGAAGAACAACTTAAAGCTAATTACCCTAAAGAGTATCAGGCTTTAATGATGAGATCTGAAGGTTTAGACCCTGCTAGTTTATACAAGCAAGAATCTTTAGACTATAGTTCTATTAAGATTGTTGACAATGTAGAAAATGAAGATGTTCAAAGACAAGTAATTAAAGCAGATCTTGAAGCACAAGGATTATCAGCTAAACGTATAGATGCTCTTATTAAGAATATTTATGATTCTGGAGAACTATATGAAGAGTCAAAAGAATCTTTAAACAGACTTAAGGAGATTCAAAAAGAAGAACTTGTTAAATATGAACAAGAGGTAGCTCAAAAGGAACAGATTAAAAAGGAAACCTTAGATAGTTTTAGCAAAGTAATTACTGCTAATATTACTAAAGGACAACTTGGAGACTTTGTTATCCCAGATAAGGATAAGCAACCTTTCTATAATTACTTAGCTAAACATGTACAATATACTAACGGAGAATTTGTAATGGCTGTACCTCTTACCAAGGAACCAACTGAGTTGATGAAACAACTTCAAACAGAATTCTTTAGGTATAAGCAAGGAAATCTTAGAGATATTATTGTAAAACAAGCTGTTACAGAAAACACTAAACGTCTTAAAAAGACAATTAAAGAAAGTTCTGGTATAGAAAGAGGTTCCCAAACTAAAGCTTCAGATGTGTCTTGGAAAGAGATGATGGGGATGGGTTAATTTAACAATTGATAGTTTTTAGGAAAATGAAAAGAAACACCTCACAAGTGTTTCTTTTTTACTTTTATGCTGAAATTAAATTTAAACTTCAGCACAATATGCAAGGATTTCCAATTCAGACACAACTCCAAGAGATGTTGTATGATCCTAAAACAGTTTTGGATGAACAAAACTGGTACAACCAGAGACATGGTACTCCAGATGAGTTGACCTCTAGGGTTGTTTATATGTTAGGAGATTACGGTAAAAATTACCCAATCTCAATGATGACATTCTCAGATATTATGGGAAAATCATCTCAACGTTCTGTAGAACTAGCAGATGTACAGTATGAGTATCCTATTATGGGACGTGATACTAAAGCTTCTGTAATTTCTTCAGATTGTACAAGTGCAGGTTCTGTAAACACAGCTAATGCAGGTATTGGATTTGGTAAATTCAAACTAAGATTTGCAGACAATTGGTTGAAACGTAGGTACTTAATTACTTCAGGTCTAGGTACACAAGCTGTTATCGAAGGAGATCCAGTTCAAATAGGTACAGGTGAGTATGAATATACTTGCCAATTGGCTCAAGGTTCAGAAGTTTCTTTCTGTCCTGATATTGATCTTACTGCTGGTTCTGCGTGGATTGCATTATTTGCACCGGTTCCTGAATCACAATCTCGTTCTACTGAGTCTACTATGGTAGCACCTGGTAAAGTGAAAAACCAAATGACTCATATCCGTAAAGGTATGTCATGGGCTGGTAACTCAGGTAATAAGATCATGAAAATGACTATCAAAACTGACAAAGGTGAGACTAGTCGTTGGATGGACTTGTTCATGTATCAATTTGAGAAAAACTGGTTGAATGAGTGTGAACACCTTTACTGGTACTCTCGTTACAACAGACAGTCTAATGGTACAATCGAACTTAAGGATGCAATGACTGGTAAAGGTATTGCTACTGGTGCAGGTTTACTTGAGCAAATCGGTAACTACTCTACATACACTCGTCTATCATTTGACGGTATGCAGAAGAAAATTGGTAATGCATTATTTGGTCAATCAGATACTGCTAATATGTCAATCACTCTTCATACAGGAACTGGTGGATTCAGAGAATTACAACGTATGTTGAAAGAAGCTGGTATCCAATTGTTAGGTTCACTTGGAGGAGGTTCTGCTCCAGCAGATCTATTTATCAATGGTTCTTCTTTAGGATATGACCTTAAGTTTGGAGGTTACTTTGATGGTTTCTACCATGTAGATGGTTATACTATCAAAATCAAAAAGAACCCAATCTTTGATATGGGACAAATTGCAATGGCTCAAGTAGCTGGTAAAGTGGTTCATCCAGAATCAGGTCTACCTCTTGAGTCTTATAGAATGGTATTCATTGACGATTCTACTTATGATGGTCAACCTAACCTTCAACATGTTACACTTAAAGGTCGTAGCTACCAAGAAGGTATTGTAACTGGTATGACTCCAACTCCAATTGGACTTGCTAAACTTACTGGTGTAAGTAATAGCTCTGGTATACAAGTGTTGAGTTCAGATGTAGATGAGTCTAGCTACCATCGTTTAAAGGTAGGTGGTGTACAATTACTTCGTTCTAACAAATGTTTCCACATGGAAAACGTTGCAGGATTGTAAGAATTTACATCTAAAAGGTAATTTTCATAGTGTGATTATTTACCACAAAGAAGGGGGCACTTGCTCCCTTTTTTGTTTTATATCTAAAAAATGTGAACTTTGCGAGATAAATAATCACACTTATGAGTAATTCAAAGATCATTAAAATTAAAAGGAGCTTCTCCTCTTATGGAGAACAGGAGAAAGTAATCGAAGAACTCCAAGGTAATTCATACAAATGTGTCACACCTGTCTATATGAGAGAAAGTCCTAAGTTAGCTGTAGATCTCTCTTATGAAGAAGAGGATCTTTTGTTACCTTATATAATTGACTGTGATGCAAATGACAGGGATTTTAGAAAGAAGGTAACAGCTTACTATCATGACATCTCAATTACTGTTCCTAAAGAAGGTGCTAATCTAGAAATAGGTCTAAAGTCATCTAACTTGGAACCAGTGTCAAAACAAAACCTTCCTATTAATATTGTAGACTATGTGAATTTTAAAGCTGTTTACAAAAACCCTAGACTTGCTAAATCTAAAGCACTGTCTATAGGAAATCCTCATGTTAGATATTATATTGAGGATTCAGAAAGTTCTCTAGCCCAAGAGAAAGAAATTGCTGAAAGTAAAGACCAAGCATTGCAGATCTATTTTGCGAATAAGAGTAATCAGAAGTTTATTGCTATGGCACTTGATCTTATGGTAGTTAACCATAAAGACAAGAATCCTATAGAGAGAGAACTTTTGTTCAGAAAACTAGCAGAGACTAAACCTGTGGAGTTTGTACGTATTACTACAGACAAAGACGCTCAACTTAAACACCTTATATCATTAGCTATCTCAGCCAATATCCTTAAGCGTGTTGGACAAGCTGTTGTTTGGGTAGAATCTGGTGAAACCCTTGGACATACTATTGATGAAGCAGTTCAATATATGAAAGACAAGGCTAATGCACCTAAAGTAAATGTTATTAAAACACAATTAAGAACTGAATAATGAAAACGGTCCTAGAAATACATATCGGAATTAGACAAGCTCTTCAGAAGATTTCTTCTAATCAAAAAAGAAACTTCTTACCTGAAGAGATTGACCTTGCATTTAACATTAATCAAGAGCGATATGTAAAATCTAAAGTGCAACGAACTAATCAAGCAGTGGGATTTGCACCGGACCAAAAATCATTAGATGATATTTCAGAACTTATTGTATCTAATTATAGAGGAAGGGTGGTTAAACAAGATTCTAAAACAGGTTACACCCCTCTTCCTCCTAATTACCTTTATCTTTTAGAGGATAAGAGTGAGATAATTACAAATTGTAGTTCAGATTTTAAATCTAACACAGAGTCTGTAACTGAACATATAGCATCTGTACAGTTTCCTTTATCTAGTAAGACTTCAGCATTTTATGATACGCTGAAACTTACTTTAAACGATCAAGTTATATTTGATAATTCTCTTTACTCTAAGACTTATAAATCTAAAGAGGAAAGGTTCTTTATCATTGAATTAATGAGGGAAGAGATAAATAGAACTAGTACATACAAAGTTTATTGGGAGACTTACAAAAACATTTACAGTCCACTTTCCTTTATTATTGTATCTTCTACTTCTTTCACAGGTTCCTTTGTAATAGATTCTTCGCAAACTGTTTCTGTTTCTTCAACTCCTTCTGCTATTACTTTAGTAAAAGACGTTTATGATCTTGAAGCTCCAAATATGTTAAGCAATAACGGAGCCACATTCGTTATGCAGAAAGATCCTTTTGCTAAATCTAACTTAGATTTTGTTACAAGCTACCTTTCAGGTAACAATTTATACGTAGTTTTCGATTCAACATTTATAGTAAGTAACGTAATTTCTAATTATGTTAGAAAACCTAGGCAAATTAACCTAGATTTGAATCGAATGTGTGAGCTAAAAGAACAAACACATCAGGAGCTTGTAGATCTTACTGCACAGTACTTGATGTTAGTTTCAGAAAATCCTACATATTCAACAAAACAATCAGATAACAAAATAAACGCAAATTAAGTATGGCACAAAACCGTTATTCAAAAACCCTCATTGGTCGTAACACTACAGTAATTGTAGCTGGTCAATGTGCGATCACAGCAGCATCTACACCGTATGCTACTTTTGTAAACAATGCAGTATCAGGATCACTTCCAGATGGTACTATTGGTATCTTCAATGAAGCTACAGGGTTAGCAATTACAACTGCTCTTCCAGCTAACACTAAATTCTTTGTAGCACAAGCTATCTCGAATTCTAAAGGTGGTTGGAATGTGAAGAAAACACCAACGTATCTTTACAATGCTTCTGAGATCTCTATTGCTCAACAAGTATATGTAGCTCCAGTTAAACCGGTTGCTTACATTGGTTTCAACGGTACTTCAGGGTCACTTAATTTAGGAACTATTACTCCTAACTACACTTACCTTGCTACTATCAATGATACTTCTCCAGCTAACCAACCTATTCCATCTTATGTTTATGATGAAGTAGCTAAAACTGGTTCAGATGCTTACTCTCTACTTGTTAACAGTTCAGGTGGTCTTGTAAACAAAATCAATGATTACGGAACAGGTAAAACTTCTTGGGCTAATCTTCAGAAGAACCCTAAGATTTACAAAGCATTTGTAACTTCAAATGGTACACCAACTGCTGCTGCTGCAACAACTAACTTTGCACTTGTTAATGGTTCACCTTTATTGACTTGTACAGGAGCTATTCCTACAGGTTGGGTAGTAGGGGACAGTATTGCAATTGCTTACGATCCTGCTACAGATTTAGTAGCTGCTGCTGCTGCTTCTGCTGCAAATGGTAATGTTTACAAGATTGTTGCTGTAAATGGTTTAGTAATTACATTAGATCAACCTTGGTTGGGTCTGACTACTGCTACTAACACTACTTTGAACAGATTTGCTAAACTAGCAAGTATTACAGAATATGGTATCAAAGTTACTACTACTGATTTCGATTCTACTTTCAGACTAAGTGTTTCTCAATATCTTGAGAATGCAACTATCACTTATGCTACTGATTGGAAAGTTGGTTCAGGTAGAGCTATTCAAGTTAAAGAACTTGAGGATGCAGGCAATATCTTCCAAGGTGTAACGACTGCTAATACTACATTTACTGAAGATTGGGGTAAACCAACTTCTTTGGTAGGTTTCAATAGAGGTTATAAAGCCTATAATATCACAGCTACTAAAACTGAACTTTCTGTTGCTAAACCAGTTTCAGATTGGACACATAAAAGCTACTGTATTATTCTTGCTGCTCATGATGGTACAGAGACTTTGACATCTCCTGCACCAGGTGTTTCTGCTGCTTCTGCTAGTCCAATTGTACAATTGACTACTATCTTAGCTGCTATTTAATCAAGACGTGATTAAGTAAGAAAAGGGAAGGGTTTAATTACTCTTCCCTTTTTTATTTTAAAGTTAGGAGAATAACTATCTTTGTATTATGGCAACTCTAAATCAAATAGTAACAATATTAGCAGAGAGATCTGGTAGACAATATGACCTTGTTTTTAAGAGAGAACTTAAAACAATTGTTCATTATTGGAGAGTTCAAATTCTTAAACAGACTATTCAAAAGAAAGCAAGTCAAGTATCTTACTTTCTAAATCCTATTGTAATTGAAATAGAACAAGTACCTGAGATTGAATGTCCTATTAAAGACGGATGTGTACTTAGGTCTAAAGAAAGATTACCTAAGACACTACGTACATCTACTGCACCTTTCTTTTATGTTGGGGACCCTAAGTTTAAAGGTTTAGGATTTAGTCACTCTCAATCATTTAATCTTGATTTTGTTAAACATTCTAGAAACCAACCTACTAATATTGTTAGGTATACATTTGTTGATGGATACATTTACCTATATGGTTTACCTTCATCACAAAGATATATTGGGGTACAAGATGTGTTTGAAAGCCCAGAGTTATTAAAAACTGTTAATTGTGAAACAGGTGAGATAACCAATTGTTACACAGATGATAATGAATATCCTTTAACTGAGGATTTAGTGCAACAACTTATTCAAGCAATATTAGCAACAGAGTTACGTATACAAGTCCAATCAGATACCAAAGAAGTTCCTTTAAATGTAGAGGTAAATGGAAGAAGTTAAAGTAAAAAGAAAATACGTAATAAAGAACAAAAGATATACTTACAAGGAAGTAGAAATCTATGAGGATTTTGTAACTTCTTTGTTAAAGGATAATGATAATTACTTTGCAGAATATTCTCATTGGGCAGATATAACTAGATCTGTATATTGTATTTCCCCTAAAGACTTACAAGAATTAAGAAGAACTCAAGAAGATTTATTCTTTGAACTCACTTCAAGAGCTGCATGGAGAAAGGGTAATATCCAAACTCCACATGTTATTAAAGGGGAGAGGATTAAATACCAAAGAAGTTTAGTAGACAAACTAGATGACGTAAACACCTTAATCCATGATTATAAGGAAGGTAAAAAGATAACTGAAAAGGTTATTGATTTTAAAACCTGGAAACTTATAATGAAGACTCTTAATAAGAAAATTCAAGATTCAATTATTACCCAAGGTAGTACTTACAAAATAAATGGATTAGGAAGTATTAGGTTGTTTATTATTGAAAGAACGTTTAATGCTAAAAATAACTATAAGTATAAGTTCTTTCCGGAGTATGATGACTATATCTTATTAAAGTGGGTAAAACCTAGTCCTCGTAAGAATATACAAATTAAAAATATTCAGGCATATAAGATGCGACCAGTTAAAGGTGCTCATAATGATAATTCATTTAATGAGAATATTCACAACACCATAAAACAAAGACCTGAGTTAAGAGGATTGTATCCTTACATAAGTAAGGAAAGTTATAAACAACTTAAAAACTATAAAACAAACTGACATGTTCTATAAAACAGTATCTATAAAAGAAGTTATAGGGAGGATTGTAAGAAACACAGGACTTAGTGATTCTACATGGGTTCCTGATATTTATGAGTGGATCTTTGAGCAGATGGAGACTTGTAGAGTTAGAACTGTCCTACAACCTAAATCAGAAAAGATTATGGTTAAGAATCATTTAGTAACATTTCCTTGTGATCTAGTAGTTCTTGATGCTGTAGCACTAGATTCATACAGACTAAAGAAATCTAAGACTTTACTTGATGTACCTAAAATAGAATCACAAGTTAATTCTAGAAACGCTTTTGTTATTACTGAGACTTCTTCTACAGTAACCACAACTAATACAGTTACAAATACAACTACTAAAGAGACAGAGTTTAAGTATAATGTAGACACACAAGCTCTTCCTTATTCTAATTCTGACTTTTATAAACTAGTTAATAATGGGATTCAATTGTCATTTACTGACAAAGAGGTAGTACTTTATTATCTAACTTATGAGACAGACGATGAGGGGATAATTAAGATCCCGGATAATGAAGCTCTCAAGAAAGCTATCTATTGGTATGTACTTACAATGATGATAGGTGCAGGTTATACACACCCAGTATTTAAATATGAGTATTGTAATCAAGAGTATACAACTTGGACTAGGAGAGCTATTAACGAACTTAGAGATTGGACTCCAGAAAGTTGTGCTAATTTTGAGAAGATGTGGGTGACTATGTTACCAGCAGATTCAGTTTATCATTCTACATTTGCTTTAAATAACTAAGATATGCAACCTTCTAAAGGTATAAACCAAGATATACATCCTAACGATTTACCAGAAGGATTCTACAGTTATGCTAAAAATATACTTTGCTCTCCTATAACTAATATTACTGAGAATGAACCTGGTTTTGATGAATCACTAATTAATACAAATCCTACTTATTCTGGACTTCTTACCTCTGGTATGAGGGTTGTAGGAGTATTATCTACAACTAAGTTTGAAATCATTTGGTTGACAAACAACTTAAGATCTATAGTTGGGACTTATAATCAGGAAGCAGATACGTTTACTGTAGTCTATGATGACGATATTAAACCTAAACTAAACCTAAATAAAGCATATCCACTAAAAGCTGTTTGGAGAGAGAACTTCCTTGGGGAAATATATGTAGCCTGGACAGATAGACTTAACAAACCTAGAATTTTAAACATTCAAAAAGCAAGTTTAGTAGACGATGATAAGGATACTTTGTTATTTCCGGAGTTTACACAACCTGAAATTACTTTTGAAATTCAAAACTCAGGGACATTAACTGCCGGTACATATTACGGGTATGTACAATATGAAACTAATGATGGTAAATTTACAGACTATTCATTAGCTACATATCCTATATACATTTCTCCAGATTCACAGACAAATTCTATAGATGATTTTTATGGTAGTGCTACCACACAGACATCTAAAAGTATAAAGTTTATTGTATCTAATATAGATTTAGCATACGATAAACTAAACTTTGCTATACAAAGAATTAATAAAGGAACTAACGTAAAAGAATTTGTAATTATAGGTAGTAAGAACATTATAAACGAAACATCTATTGAGGTTATTTATACTGGGGGAGAAATAGCAGAGATACAGTCTCCAGATACTATCCTTGTTAAAGCACCTGCTTATACAAAAGCAGCTACTATAACTACTTTAAATTCACAACTATTTCTAGGTAACATTTCCTCTGTAGAAGATTTACCTATTCAGAAATATATAAACAACTGGAAAGTTAAATGGATTACTTCAGAGATTAACAACACTAATTTTGAAGATGTTCCTAAGTTTTCTACCCCTAAATCATTTGCTCATGATGAGGTATATGCTTTATATGCTGTAATCTTATTTAAGTCTGGTAAAATATCACAGGCATTTACTATCCCAGGAAGAGCTGTTTCGACCACAACAGTTGGTTCTAAAACATTTAATGAAAATGCTGTTATTAAAGCTACTGACAATTTACCTACAGAAGTAGGTTACATTGGAGACACTTCTTTTTTAACTGAAGACTTTAGTTTAAGTACAGGTAATGTTAAGTATTTCCAAACAAGAGACACATGTTCTTGGGATGGGTCTAAGGGTACAATGGGGTATTGGGAAAATGAAGTAGAAACATATCCTAATACTGATGATTTTGATGTGTACGATTCAACCGGAAAAATAGGTACTCTTAAAAATACTAAAGTTAGACACCATAAATTTCCCTCTAACTCTTTTATCAAGGACACTCTATACTCAGCAGATGACCAATACGGAGTATCTAAAATAGATAGGTTAGGTATTAAGTTAGAAGATGTTTATTTACCGGATGACATTCTAGCTAAAGTAGATAAAATAATTATTAGTAATGCTAAAAGAACATTTAGTAATTCATTAGTAGTCTGTCAAGATAAGACTTCTTTTATGGGAGCTATCCTTAATCAGGTAGATCAAGCACCTACAGATACTGATTATGATGATGAAGTAAAGGTTTTTGACCAATGGGGGACTTTACCTATTGCAGCTTCTATATCTAGAGTTTTTGGACTTAGTGGGGATAATCGAATTAGATCTTATACTCCTGTAAATATTGCGACTTTCCCACTAGATCCTGGGTATACATTTCCTAACTATTATAGATTAAAGTTACATAGTCCTGAAATACTAAATCTTAAACCAGGTTTAGGTAACTGTTATGTAAAATTAAATTACAAAACAGTAGAACAAATTTCTACTATATGGGAGGGGGGAGATTACACTTCAAGTAGCTCATTATACATGTCTCCTGGGTCTAAAGTAACTAGTAATATTTCAGATGCTAAAAAGATTATCAAGGTAAATAACTATACATACGTAGCTGAAAATGTAGTCAATGCTCCTTCTGGTACTAACACTCATACAGATTGTTTAAACTTTTCTGAAAATGGAGGTATAGTGGATATTAATAATAAGTTTGACTTCTCAGGTAGTGGAGATAATTTAGCTTTACAAACCATTGCTTTTTTAAATGATTTTCTAGGACCTAGAATTGTAACAGCATCTACAATTTCAAACAGCTATTACAACTTCAATCTTAATAAGTTTAACACTAATGTATACAGTTCATATCTTCAACAAGATTTAGTTTATGTAGATAGCTTTGAATATGCTGATCGTAACTCAGTTGAAGTGTTTAATGCGGATGTCTTTTTAGATAAATACAGCTATAACTCATTTACAGGGTTTCCTCCAGATGGTCCAGATGAAACACAAACTATTGTAACAGATAGTGATTTTACAATTAGGTCTAATCATGTTCACTTTATAGAAACTAGTTTAAACTCAGGGATGAGATATACTACTTATCCTGGAAATGTTTTCAACAGAAGAGGAGACACATCTTTCTTATTAGATGATAACATACTTTTAGGTGGAAACTTTGTAGCTATTAATCCAGATTTTAATCAAATCAATGAGACACTTAGCACAACTATCTTTGAGAATTCACTCCAGTCAACAAGTTCATTTCCTCATAGAATTGTAAGTTCTCTTCCGATAACTTCTGAATCTAAAATTCAACAGTGGACACAGTTCTTACCTTTAGATTATTATGAGATAGATAAATCAAAAGGAGCTATTGTAAATCTTCAAGGTATGGCAGATAAACTTCTTATCCATACAGAGAGGAGTTTATTTCAAACTAGAGATAAAGCAACTATGAGTACAGATGGAGGAGCTGTAAATCTTACTTCTGGAGAATTATTTGAATTTGATCCAGTGGAAGTGATGCCTACAACAAATGGTTATACAGGGACTCAGCATATGTTTTCTTGTAATCTATTTAGAGAAGGTTATTATTGGGTAGATGCTCAACAAGGTAAAGTATTTTGTTTCAATGGTCAGTCTACTAAAGAACTTAGTGAAGAAGGGTTGTATTATTTCTTTGCTAACAATCTAGGTAAGTTTGATGACTCTCCTCATAATGGAAATGGTATATCTATGGTAGAAGACATTAAACACAATAGAATATTAATGTCTTTTAAAACACCTCTCCATAATTTTACATGGTCTTACTCTAACATTCTTAATAAAGGTGGGTGGGTAAGCACTCATGACTATGTATTTGACTGCGCTTTCTCTACTCGAAATAATTTATTTTCTATAAAAGATGGTAAGTTATATAGACACAACTCCCTTACTAATAAAGGAAAGTATTATACTATAGACACAAAATCTTCGTATATAGATATTGTATTCAATCCTTATAACATATTAAGTCAGGATAATAAAACTGGTAAACGTGTATTTAGAGATGATGCTATTTATCTAAATACTATTTCCTGGAATACAGATGTAATTACAAATACATTATTATCAGAGTTGTATAAGACGTTTACACATATTACTGTGTGGAATCAGTACCAACATTCTTCTAGAATTACGTTAGATTATAATGATCTCTTGTTTACAAGTAACATAAACTCTCGTAATGCTGAAACTAATTGGTCTACTAACTCTTTCAGAGATCTTGTTAAAACCAAGTCACTTCCGTTTATACAAGATATTTTCAATAACTTTGGTGAAATATCTAGTAACATAGATCCTACAATACCTTGGTATGAACAGGAGAGGTTTAATAATAGATGGTTTATTGTGAGATTTGAACATGATAACACAACAAACAACAAGATATTAATGCATTCATTTGAAGTTAACAAAACAGACTCATATAGATGAAAACTATAAAATTATATAAGAAATTCAAGAAATATGAATATGGTACTCCTGATGTTGCAGAGGGACTTGAAGGAGGACTTACCGGTAAACAGAAGTTTTCCCAAGGAGTAGGGTATGCAAATGCTGGACTCCAGGTTGCTAACATGGGAATGCAAATGTTTGGGGACCAAGGAAATGAGTTTGGAGTAAAAGATGATGGTTCTGCAATTGCTGGAGGAGCTTTATCAGGTGCTGCTCAGGGAGCTTCTATGGGATCTGTTGCAGGACCTTGGGGATGTGTCTGTGCTGGAACTAAAGTAATCACAAATCTTGGAGAATTTAAGAATGTTGAAGATCTTAAACAAGAAGACGGTATTGTTGGATGGGATGGTAGTAAATATGTACAACAAGATATTGTAGGATTTCAACCTCCAGCTAAAAAAGAATGTTTAGAAATTGAGACTAGATTAGGTCATACCCTTCGTTGTAGTACAGATCACCCTATTTACTCTAGTGGACAAGGCAGAGCACTTAGGTCTTATGTGGATGGTGTAAGAACTAGAATTAAACGGTATGAATATATTGATGCAGATAAACTTAAATTAGGAGATAATATAGGATTAATTAACGAAGTTCCTATTTGGGGGACTAAAGTAATGACAACTCCTTATTTGGTAGGGGCTTGTATTGGTGATGGTACTTATGGTAAAAACAAGGGAGTCCGATTATTTTCAGCAGATCCTGATACTTGGGATTATCTTGAGTTTAATGACTTAGCTTACCAAATAGATAAAAATCAATATAAAAACAATAACAAAGAGCTTAGATCATACAGATTAAAAGACAGTATTAAATTGTTTAAAGAATTAGGTATTTATGGACAAGTTAAGATAAACAAAAGATTACCTAATAATATACATCTTTATGATAAAGACTCTATCTGTAAGTTGATTGCAGGACTAATTGATACAGATGGGTATATATCGTTTGATTCTAAAAAACCGAAAAACGGAAAAATTGGATTTGGTCAGTCTAATATCGTCTTAATAAAACAAGTAAGAGAACAACTTATTAAATTAGGTATCCACTCTTCTTTGAAAACTATTAAAAAAACCAAAAAGTTTGTTCTTAATAAAGAATGTGATATTAAAGAAAGGTATGTATTATCAATAAAGGATAGATACTCAGTTATTAATTTTTATAATAATATTCAATTAAATATTTCATACAAAAAACAAAATTTAGAAAACTTTTATAATTACATAAAGGAACTTGGAGTTAAAGACCATAAAGAACATACTAATGTATGTGCAGATAAAGTCGCTAAAATTACATATATTGGTTTACAAGACATTTATAACTTAGAAGCTGCTGGTTCACATACATATATTGCTAATTTAATCATTACACATAATACTGCCATAGGAGCAGGGGTTGGTGGAATATATGGTGGGATAAAAGCTTACCAAGGAAATGAAGAAGCTAAAGCTAGACAAGAAGAATTTGAAAGTCAACAAAGACAACTTAGTATAAAAGAGTCTCAGAATAAATGGCAACAGACATTAGCTTCTGGGTTTAAACCTCAAGGAAATGAATTTGCTACTAAGTACGCTAAATATGGTGGACTTATGAAAATGGGAAATGGTGGAAACGTTCAACAACTTTCTAAAGATGCTGTAGAGTTTAAAGGTAATTCTCATGAAATGGGTGGAATTAAAGAACCTGTTGTAAATGGAAGAGTACTAGAAGGAGCTGAGGTCGAAGATGAAGAAACTATGCAAGGAAACTTTATCTTTTCAGAAGAACTAGGTTTTGCACAAAGACATAAACCTTTAGCTAAAATGTTAGGTAAATTAGAAAAGAAAGCTCAATCTAACCCTAATGATAAGATAAATAATTCAACTATTGCTAGAGTTAATTCTCAGATAAATAGTTTGAAGAAAGAACAAGAAGAAACTAAAGAAGCTTTAGGGATTGAAAATAATTCAGAAGAAATGAAAAACGGAGGATTATATAAAAAAATGGGAGGTGGTGGTAAATATGTAAATGATGGTACAAACCAATCATATACAGATGCTTCTGGTACATACGCTATTACTGGTAAAAATAATACCTTAAGATATAAAGGATTAAAGGATAAAGACTTTAGAACTATAAATGATCCTAATGGTATTGCAGCTATAAATAAACTAAATCCTAGTTTTCAGTATACACCTAATGCTGTAGCAAGTACTAGTAACAATGCACCTACACCTATATTAAGAAGCGAGCTATCACAAACTCCTCAATATGTTATAGGTGCTCCTAGACCTAATGATATTGATCCAGAAATAAGTGGGTTGAATACTGTTAACCAGGGTAAGTATATAGAAACTCCTTTACAAGGTAAAGAAGGAAGTTTCTCTGGGTCTAAAACATCTGTAAACTGGGGAAACCTAGCTTCTGGATTAGCTCCTTATGCTGGTGTAGCTGCTAATTATATGGTAAATGAACAAGCTAAAAAACTTAGATTACCTCAAGAGAAGTTAACTACACCTATTAGTTTACAAAGAGTTAATTATGATAATCAAAGAGCTGAAGCAGATATTCAAAGAGGTCAGTTGAATAAGATTACTAATAGAAACTTAACTAACTCTGCTGTAGCTTCTGCTGTAATGGCTCAGAATTTAGGTACTACTATTAGACAGAAGAATGCTATCAACGAGTTTGAAATGAATATTAATAGATTTATTGGTAATGAAGAAGTTGGTAAAAATAAATCTATTGAGCAGTTAAACAATAGAATTCAAGTAGATAATGAAGATAGATTCTATAATAGAGACAGAGACTATTTACAAAATAAAGGTCAAATAGCTACTAATTTATCTAGTATGTTACAGAAACAACGTGCAGATAGAATGAAGTATGATCTTGAAGATAGAAAAATTGATATTGTAGCAGATGCAGATGCTGGAAGAGGAGTCTTTGGAAGAACCGGTGAAGATGATCGGAAAAAAGCTAAAGACACTTATCGTGTTTTATCTTCTAAAAAATATGGAGGAAAATCATCTTTACGTAAGAAGATGAATTGTTAGTACGTTTAGAATTTTCTATTTTACCGTAAAGCTCATTACAAATTGTAGTGAGCTTTATTTTTAATATCTTTACAAAAAATACCATTATGCCATCACCACTTTCTTTTATAAAACTTAGAGATGCTGAGTATGTAGACCAGTTTGCTGGTTCAGTAGTACCTGAGTTAAAAGATGCTCAAAAAGTCCTTAATGAAAGGTATGATTTAGCTGAAGAGAATGATTCTAAAAGAGCTGCTGTTGCTAGAGAAATGATGCAAAATGTAGCTAAGAAAGATGAAGTTCAAGCAAGACTAGCTTATGAAAAAGCAATGGGTGACATTGAAGTTAATAAAGCTAGGGGTGACTATGAAAACATGTATGGTAAAACAGCTAATGCAGCTAGACAATTTAGTGTTAATGCTGCTAAGTTTATAGGAGAAAAGAAAAGAATAGATAGTTACCTAGATCAACTTAATAAAAGAGAAGACATAAGTAATGCAAATAAAGCTGTATTAAGAGATATGGCTTTAAGTAAGCAAAACGCTTTATCTTTTGATCCTGAAAATAACATTGTATTAGGAGAAGGATTTAAAGAAGACCCTTTTGCTAAAGATGTAAACTTTTCTAAAGTTATAGATGAGGGATATGCTAAAGGGTTTATTCCTGATATTATAGGAGGTTCTGGTAGTCAAATTGTTACAGATAAAAGAACAGGTTTACCTTTATTAATAGATTCTAAAGGAAACACTAAAGAAGTTAAAGCTTCTGATATAGAAGCTGCTACAGCTAAGTATCTTACAGATGATCCTGATGCTCAAGCACACATAGATAGAGAAGCTAGACAAATAGCTTTTAAAGCTGGTTATAAAGACTGGAGAAACATTCCTAAAGATTTGTATAATCAAGTACACCAACAAGCAGCTTATAATCTTACTAATAATGCTATAAAAGCAGCAGGTATTAAATATGGGTTTAAACAAACTGAATCAGATACTTCTGCTAAGTTTTTACCAAAAGAATACTTAGCTTCAGGTAAAACACTAACACCTAACCCACTAAAGTTACCTCAAACAAGAGTGTTAACTTCTGAAAAAGGTGTAGAATTACCTGATTTAACTATTGATGATATTAAAGCAGCTAAAAGTGGTGGGGATTACAATAAATTTCTAGAAGAAAAAGGTGTTAATAAACTAGACAGAGATCGTTTAGGAAATGATTATAGAATATTATCTTCTAAAGAACCTTTAGCTAATAAAATAAAAGGATTGTCTAAATCTAATCCTGTTATAGGTTCTCTAGTAGAAGCTATGACTAAAGCAGGTGCTAATGTTACTGAGGAAAATTTATTAGCAGCTTACAATTCAGCTCAAACTTTACTTAAACATAAATATCCTGTAGCAGAAACATTTAATGAAGACTTTGAAAAAGCTGATAGATTAGGTATTTTAGGACAAGATAATATTCAAAATTTTCCTGAAGCTACTAAAGCTATGATGTTTACTGACCCACAAACAGGAGAAAGATATTCTTTTAACAACCTTCCTTTGTCTGAAAGTTTAGAAAATGAATCTTGGTTAGGGAGAATTGGTATAGGAAAACATATTAAAACTATTGGAGATTTAATAGAAAAAGATCCAGCAAAAGTAACAGCATTAAAACAACAAATGGCTAACCCTGTTAGAATACTACCTTTTGGAAATCCTGGAGGAGTAGGTATTAATATAGGAGGTAAGTTTTATACATCTACTTCTCCTTTAACACAGGAAGAAACTGTTCAAAATGATGCTATTTACAAATTAAATGCAGCTTCTTATGGTTTAAATGGGGGTTCTAAAATAATAGATGTTAACCAATCTTTCCTGAAACCTATTTTTGAACAAGATCCTTCTTTAAGTGGTATTCAAAAAGTACAAGCACAAAGAAATCCTATTGTAGATGCACATGGTAATTTACTTGGGTTTAAAACAGATGTGTATGAAATTAATAAAAATGGTTTACGTACATCTAATAAACCGATAACTACTTTAGATAATATTAATAACTTATACAGATCACATGCAAGAACTTCTACAGATGCTTTCAATGTAAAAGGAACTGGGGAAGGAGGAGAAGACTTTAATGAAACTAAAACTGAATCAGCTCAATAATTATGCCCGATAACATTCAATATTCTGGACCTAAATATAAATCTGCAAATGAATATGGAAAAGAAGTAAACACTTCTAATCTGTATTCTGAGCCTACTAACTATGGAGAAAGTGTCTATGATGACCAATCTATTTCTCCAATGATGACTCAAAGTGATGTAGATGAAGCAAGGGCACAAAATCAAGGAACTTTAGATAAACTAGGTAATGGTCTAGCACACGGTTTAACTACAGCAGGAACATCTTTTGTAGGTGGTACTGTAGGTCTTGGAAATGGTTTACTAGATATGATGTCTGGTAAGTCATTTTATGATAATGCTACTTTCAAACTAATGGACGAAGTTAGTCAAGGTGTAAATGAAGCAACTCCTTTGTACCAAGATAAATCAGAAAAAGAGGGAGGGTTTACAGACTCTATTTTAACTAATGATGATTTCTGGATTGACGGGCTTTTTAATGGTTTAGGTTTTATAGCTGGAGGATATGGATCAGGAGCTGTATTTGGAAAAGCAATGGGATCTGCGCTTAAAGCTGCTAAGTTGGGACAGACTTCAAAAGTTGCTGAGATAGCAGCTAAAGCAGGAATAGAAGATGTAAAAGGATTTGCAGATAAAGTTACAAGTTTTGCAGAAAAAGTTCCTGCTATAACTGCTGCAACTACAGGTAGAATATATGAATCTACTTTAGAAGCTAACCAAGTTTACGAGTCTCTAAAAGACAAAGTAGCTAGTGGGGAGATTTCTGAAGAAGATGCTAAACAAGCTAGAAATGCAGTATTTGCTTCTAACATGGCTCTAGGGGTAGTTGATTACTTTCAATACGCTAAATTCCTAGATAACTTTAGTAACCATAGATCTTCTTTAAATAAAATAGTTAAGAGTGCTTCAGGTGAATTTATACAAGAAGCTCCTTCACAAGGATTTAAAGCTGGTGTAAGAGAGTTTGCTAAAGACTCTAAAGATGTTTTAGCTTCAATGGTTTCTGAAGGAGGAGAAGAAGGTACTCAACATATCATTTCTAAAACAGGAGAAACTGGTGATTTCTCAGCAGATAACTTTATGGACTCAGCACTTCAAGCTATGTCTGATCCACAGTTCTATGGGGCTATGTTATCAGGTAGTTTGGTTGGAGGTATAATGGGTGTACCAAATGAGTTTGGTAAAGCTAAAAAACAAAATGAGTATACTAATGAAGTAGTTAACCTTCTTAATAATCACACAGATAATAAAGGAAGTCAGATACTTGATGCTAAAGCTAAATTAAATAGTTACTATACTATTGAAAAAGCAAAGAATGAGCTCCAGGTAAAAATGTCAAATCCAAATATCTCTCAAGAAGAGGTAGCTGTATTACATGACCAATATAGAACCTTAGAACATAATCAATTTACAAACTTTGTACAAGCTGCTGTAGAGTCAAAAACTATAGATAATAAACTAGAAGAACTTGAGTTATTAGCTAAAGAAGCACCTGAAGATTTAGCTGAACAAGCAGGGGTTACAGAACCTAAAATTAAAAATGGTGTACCTCAAAACCCTTCTACTCAATTAAGAGAAAAGATTCAAAAAATTAAGGAGTACAGACAAACCTATGAAGATCTTCAACATACTTATCCTAATGTAGATGTTCCTGCACTTGGTATTATGTTTAAAGCCCAGACAGAGTATAATTTTGCAGAAAAGAAATTAGGTATTGTAAACTCTAAACTTGCAGAAGCAAATGGTAAACTAGCTGGAATTCAATCAGATGAGATAGGAGGCACACTTACTTCTGAAGGTGCTAAAGAACAATCTAAATTACATTTAGAAAGTATAAAAAACCTTCAAGCAGAAAAAGAGTATTATGAGAATTTACAGACATACTCAGTTAAGAAATTTAACAACCCAAATGCTGCAACAGTTAAACCTAAACAGAAATTTACTGTACCTAAAGAAACAGTAGATGCTGTAAACAAAGAAAGTGCTCAAGTTAAAGTCAATAAACCTGTTGTAGAAGTAAAAGAAGTTGTACCTGTTGAAGAGATTCCTCAACAACAAGTTCAACCAATTATACCTACACCACAAGTAACTCCTGAAAGTACTTCTCAAAAACCTACAGGTCCAGAGATTGCAAACGCCCGTTCTAAAAGAATGAAGGAGTTACATCTACAAGGTATACCTATAGATGAGATAGGTGAAATGATTGATAAAGAATTTCCTTCTGAGTTTAAAGGTCCTTTAGATTCTTACGAACAATTGTTAGAGTCTTTTGAACCAGGTAATACTACAGGTAACTTAGAAAGATTACAATCTCAAATTGATAAGATAAATAGTCAATCAGATAAAGCTTTAAACCAAGAAGTTAAACTTGTTTTAAATACTGTATCAGCAATAGCTAAAGAAAAGACTGCTCAAAAAGATATGTCTCCTTTAACTAGAGAAGATGTAGCAAATGTTTTTACAAGTATAGCTGAGAATCAACCACATTTAATTGATCGTATAGTTGCAGGTGTAAACGGAAGTTTAGGATTAGTAACAGTCCCTTCAATATCTACTGTAGCTAATACTCAAACGATTGAACCTGTAGTTTCTACTAAAGAAATTGAGGAAGAAGCTAAAGAGAAATTGTTTGATAACACTGGATTTAAAATTACTACTGGACTTACAGCAGCGACTAAAATTGTAGCTACAGATAGTCAAGATAGACCTTTGTTTGAAAATGGTAATATTAAGTTCGAAGACAATGAATACACTAAAGATTATATCAAAATGCACACTAATGCTGTGCAAATTGGAGATGTGTGGACTATTGAGTTAAAGAATGATATTGATGAAGATACTCCTTTAGATGATTTAGAACTTGAACTTGTTTACACTAATCCTGAGACTAACGAAACTGAGTCAAGAGGATTTGTACACAAAGAAGCATATATCACAGAAGACAATACTACTTTAACTGGTGAAGAGTTACAAAAAGAGAAAGAAAGAATCAGAACTATTAGACAATTCTATAAAGATGGTGGAACCGGAAAACAGGTTAAAGTTATTCAAACTACTTTAGCTAAACCTGAATTTAAACCTAGAGCTGAAGTTTCTGAACTAGAAGGAATTAGTGTAGCAATGATGAGGAATGTTGTTGTCTATGCTAACAGTCAATTTGTATCTACTAACGGATCTGAGTTTAAAGGAGATGTACCTGCAATAGATGATTTGAAATCAGGTATGGTTTATTTCATGGCTCCACAAGCTACACATGTAGGAGAAGGTGTTACACATCTTCCAATACTTCTTTCTAAAAAGACATTTAATACTTTTGGTAAAATAAATCCTACACTTTCTGAGATAAGAGAAACTATTAAAAAAGAATTAGCTGGAGTACTTAGAGGTGAAAGATTACCAAAAGGAAATACTACAGAGAAGTTTATGTTTGTAGATAGTTCAGACAGGTCATCAGATGCTTTTAGAATTAAAATTAAAGGAAATGTCATTGAATACGCTGGAGGATTTATTGCTAAAACTGTAGAAGATTTAGACAAAGTACTTGACAATACTAAATTCAACTTTAATTATAGTGGGGATAAAGCTTATAGAGATCAAGTACAGAAAGCAGGTTTACTAGTTTCTAATCTAGCTACTTTAGAAAGTGAAGGAACTATCTTATATGCTTTCCAACCTACTTATGTTTTTAAAGAGATTAGTTCTGAAAATCCAGCTACTATTACTTCTGAAACTAAAATAGAAGAAGTTGCTCCTATTGTAGAAACACAAGGGTCTAATCTTGCTGAAGTACAAGAAGAATTAAAAAAGAAAGGTGTTGTCTTAGATTGGGAAGTAAATGAAGGGTTAGATAGCTTAGAAGTTATACCTGAAAAGAAAGGAAGTGAAGTAATCTCTTTAGTAGATGATGAAAATATTGTAAACTCTTTAGCTTTTCAAGTAATTCAAGATACTAGATTAGATCCTACAGCTAAAACTACAATAGATTCTCTAAAACCTAAATTTGAAGAGATTGTAGTCTTACTTAAATCTGTAAAAGGTTCTGATAAAATAATACAAAGGGCGCAGGAGCACATTGAAAAATATCAAGATGTCTTAAATAGATTTAGTGAATTTAAGATTAAAGCTGAAGAGAAGCTAGACTCTATGAACTTCACTAAAAACAAACAAGGTTTTTATGAAGATATTGTAGATCAAGAAGACTCACCTAGTCAATATCAAGATGAAAGTTCTTATTTAGAAAATAGACGAGATTCTATGCCAGCTATGGTTAGAAAACTAATGTCTTATTTATCTGACTATGATGCTAATGGAAAGATCAAAAGAAACATACTCGGTTTATCTACTTATGTTCCAGTAGATATTATTTCAAATAATGTATTTGAGGTATTAACTAAACATGTGTATGTAAACTCTAAAGCTTCTTTAGATAAAATGATTGATCTTTTAGGTCAACATCAAAATCCTACAGTAAAAGAATTACATCAGATATTATCTACAACTAAAAACAATCAGCTTAAACAACAATTTTATAAAGTATTCTCTATTGAGAGAAATAAACCTGAATCTTTTGTATTTACAGATAAAGATGGTAAAGTAAAATTGCGTAAAAATGCTTCTGACAATTCTTCTGGTGAAGCTATTATTCGAGAAGAGTGGGTTAAAGCTATGGAAGGTAACACTTCTATGTCTAGTTTAGACAAAGATTTTATCACTAAAACTGTTTCTAACTTCTCAGAATTCTTAGATAGACCTGGGAACTTTGAAAAAGGAAAAGTTAATAAAGCTACTTCACAAGGAGTAGAAGAGTTAGTTGGTATCTTGAATAGTTTAGAATTAGCTGTAGATAAACCGGCTATTTATAGTTGGTTAATTGGAGATAAGAATGTTTCTGGTAAAAGAAATGATAAGGAACATATTAAGACTCAAATAGGAACTTACATTATCCGAGAGCTTGAATCTGCTAAAACACTAGAAGATTTTATTACCTCTACTTCAGGTAGATTATCTTCTTTGTCTCATCATACAGCTATTACTAGTAATAGAATGATTGGTGGTACATATAGAGTAGATGGAAACACTTACAATGTACATGCTAACTCTAAACCAATGACTGAAAAGTTACATTGGATAGATAGTATTTGGGACGATCTTCAAGAACACCCTGTATACAAATACCTATACTCAAGATTAAATGAGATGAAGGTAATTACAGATAGAGGATTTAGAGAGAATAAGAAAGGTACTCGTCCTAAAATGATGAAAGACTCTAATGAAGGAGAGTTTGAATTAATGAGAATTCTTCAGTTTCAAGAGTTTGGACAACTTAAAACAGAAACACATTCTGATAAAGCAACAAACTTTACAGTAACTGGTTCTACTGCTAATAATATTAAGATTTTAGATCAGAAAGAAGATGGTAAATATGAAGTAAGTTCTGGAATTGTAAATGCTTTGTATAACTACTTTGATATGGAAGTAGCTAAGATACAGACATACAAAGCTAGAATGGCTAATAGTACTTTACTTAAACTGAAAGGTGTAGACTCTACAGATAAAGTAAAAGGTGCTGGAGAGTATTTTATGTACAATGATTCTCTAAATGCTGAGATATTAGCTGAAAGTAACAATCCTTTAGATAAAAAGATTCTAAATGAACTGTATGATAAAAATAAAGAAGGAGTCTATAGACTAAAAGACAATATCAACCTTAGTCCAGAAGTAGTTTCTGCTATTAGATCTAAACTAAAAGAAAGGTTCAGATCTATTGTAGGAGAGACTTTAACTTCTTGGAAGAAGTTTGGTGTATTTGAATCTGAAGGAAGTGATGTTACTAAGATTAACTTTATAGACGAAAAGTATAGAGATAAGCTTACTAAAGATTACAGTCATCTTAAAGATCAAGCGCAACTTACTGCTGTAATGCAACATGCTTACACAGACTATTCTTTAAACTATGTTCAAAGTTTACTAGAGACTAACTTTATTTTTGGAGATCCTGCTCAACAATCTAAAATTAAAGTATCTGAAAAACCATTAAGTGCTGAACAAGTACTTAAGGGAATTAAAGAAACTTTTGTAAACGTATCTAAACGTAATGCTAGATTATTAGCACAGGGAGGAAGAGCTGCTTGGAGAAAAACTAGTTACAAGACTCAGTTATTTAATGACTTAGATACAGATTCTCAAAATGTAACACAGTATCTTGAAGAAGTTCAAAAAGCTTACAAGAGTGATAAGAACAATGAGTTGATGACTGATGCTCAAGAGTTCACTACTGTACTAGAACACCTTGAGGATAGATTAGAAAATGGTGAAATAAACTTCACTGAGTTTGAAGGTGGTATGTTAATGTTTGATCCTGAGCATTACAAAGAAATGCTTAAGAATCCTGATTTTATGAATCATTATCCTCAAGCTAGTTTTAGACCTATTGAGATTAATGAGAGAATGACTTTGAATTCAATGGGTTTATTACAACCTAGAAAACCTGTTCAAGTCTATTCTAAAATGGAAGGTGGAATTATCCAGGAGTATTACATAAAGACTTCTTCAGTTCCAATTGTACCAGCTTTAGTTAAAGATAAACCTTTTGAAAAGGTATTAGAATTAATGAAAAAGAATGATGTACAAAGAATGACTTTTAACTCTGCTGTTAAAATAGGTCAATCTGGTGTACAGAATTTGTTTAACGAAGATGGTTCTGTAAACGAAGAAGGATTTTCTACTCCTATGACTTTAGATAGAAGTGGTTATCACATTCAGTTAAATGTCCCTTATGATGAAGATAAACATGCTATTAGACAAGGTTCTCAAGTACTTAAACTTTTATTTGTAGACTTACCTGAATTTGTAGTTGTAAATGGTAAAAAGGTAGCAAATGAACTTAGACCTGGAGTAACTGTACAATCTTTAAAAAAGAAATACGTAGAGTTACAAAGGAAAATGGTTAAAGAAGGTCAAACTGCTTTATTAGAAGAGATCTTATCTAAAGCTGATATTTCTATTGAAGGTAATAACTATGTAGTAAGAGATGCTACTAAGTTATCTGAGATGCTTATTGAAGCTGGAAAGGATAGAGACTTTATTGAGAACAGTCTTAAGATGCTTAAGGTAGATGAAAGTGGTAATATGATGTTCCCTCTTACATTTAATCCTAATGTAGATAAGATACAACCTATGTTAAATGCTCTTATTACAAATGCTGTAATGAGACAAAAGATAGAAGGTAAATCTTATGTACAGGTTTCCGAAGTAATGTTGTATGACAAACGTTCAGTTAAAGAAGTAGAAGATCTTACAGAAGAACAAAAAGGAGGAATAGTTTACACTAAACCTGAGTACAAAGGACTTAAGAAATTAGGATTCGTAGTGAAAGGTAAAGATGGTGCTCAAACTAAAATGGCACAAGTGTATGCACCTTTCTTCTTTAAAGATCAAAATGGTAAAAAGATTTCTGTCTCTAAGTTTGTAACAGATGGTGTACTAGATCTTACTAGAGTTCCAGAAGATTTGTTAGTTATAAATGGTTTCAGGATTCCTACAGAAGGACCTAAATCTATGATGATGTTTGAAGTAGTTGGGTTCTTACCTGATTCTATGGGAGATACTTTAATAGTTCCTTCTGAGATCGCTGTTCAAATGGGTAGTGACTATGACGTAGATAAACTCTACACATATAACTATGAAGTAGACTTAAACAGTATTGCAGATGGAGAAGTTAATAGAGCTGTTTTATCTAAGAGAAAAGAATCTAATTCAAATGAGCTAATTGATATTCATAAAGAAGTATTACTTAGTCCTCAAATGTTTGATGCTTTAACTACTCCTCAAGGATTTGATAATCTTTTACAATCAGTAGAAGAAATTGAAGATTTACTTGAGAAGAAAGGTGTAAGTATGGAAAAAGAATGGTTAGGAATGTATGACCCTAACTACCAAAGAAGAGTATTCTTTGACAACTTAGCTGGTAAAAGTGGTACAGGTGTATCAGCTAATGCTAACACATTCCATGCTTTAGCCCAAGATGCTGATCTATATATTGGAGGAATAGGATTCTTATTTAAAAATGAAGATGGTGAATATTATGATGATAGCAATGTATCTGAAAACAGAGTAAATGAATATGATCCTAAATCTTATCCTAAAGAAAAGATTAGTTCTAAAAATGTATGGAGGTTAGGTAAAGTTCTAACTTTTGAAGGTAAGTCCATTTCAAATGCTATTTCTGAATGGTTAGGTGCAAGTGTTGATAATGCTAAAGCTAAACTTTTAGGAAGGGCTGGTATCAATGACCATAACTTAGCTGTAGGTTTGTCTTTAGTACAAGCTGGTTTTGATAATCCTTTGATACTCAGCTTTATCAATCAACCTATTTTAAAAGATTACTATGATGCAATGGACAATGCTAAGTCTATGTTCAATAGTAAGTTTGAAACAGAAAAGATTGAGAAAGCTATTAGAGAAGTGTATAAGAAATATGCTCCAGAAAAAGCTTTGAATAACTTAATGTTGAAAGACCTTGAAGGATTTACATTATCTGAATATCAAGATATGCTAGGACTTTCTTCAAAAACAGTTTCTCAAGAACAAGGTTTAAAACAAGTAGCAGTTCTTAGAGCATTTCTTCACTATAAAGATATTGCAGATAACATTAGAAACGTACAAGCTTCTTTTGTACTAGACTCTAAAGGATTACCTAAGAATCATCTTGAGGTTTTAGAACTTGTAAATAGACAAGATTTGATAGGTGGTAGTCTAATTAAGAATGTTAGAAACCTTGAAGATACTGTAGTAGGTCCTTACATAAACATACCTCGTTTTACTCAAAAGTTATTCTCTGATATTTATTACTATGGTAAACCAGCTTATCAGAGCCTAATCTCTGAAATGAAATTAGCTTTGGGTAAAACTGATCTTTTAACTGATGAGTTAAATGATATTTACAATGGAATTTATTCTTTTGTTTATTCAATTCCTCAGATTCAAGATAAAGTTGCAGATGGTAGAAATGTAGAAGAGTATAAAAAGGATCTGATACAGAACCTGGCTCCAACTATTCAAAGAATGAAGAAACTCCATCCTGATAATAACTTATTAAGGAGAGTTACAATTTCAGATGGTGTACCAGTAATAGGAAATAACTTCACAACTTCAGATGCTTTAGAACACCAAACAACTTTATCTTGGTTAGATATGATTAAATCTGACCAAAAAGATCTTGAGCTAAAACAATTAGGTTTAGACTTAGCTGCATTTACAATGTATTATAATAATTCATTGTTTGGTGTATCTAACTTTATGAAGTATGTTCCTTTTGAGTATTTTCAAAGTATAGGTTTATCTAAATCATTACAAGATTTAGGAAAGTTTTTAGAAGAACCTGAATATCTTGAAAACTTTACTAAACAATATTTCCAACATAATCCTAAGTTAGCTAAGTCTATTAGTATTGATTTTGATAAATACGAAAAGGAAATAGTTAAGTCAGACAAGAAGACTAAAGTTGTAACAGATGTTTATTTAAACAAGAAAACTCAAGCACTAGAAGTTACTGCTGATTTTGGAAGTGAATTTAGACCAGCTACTTATTTCCCTTTTGTAAAAAACTATAATAAGTCAACCCAACAATTTGATTTGTATGAAAAAGTTGGAGAGAATACTGAATCTATTCACTATAAACTAATATCTCATTTAGGAAATGAAGGTACTACAATATCTGAATATAATTTCAACAATTCTAACCAAGAGTCTAACCTGAAATCTAATTTAGATATGTACCAAAGATCTGATGTTGTAATGTCAGAAGCTAAAGTTGTACCTGAAACAATAGAGAAAATAGATTCAGTTAAAGACTCAATCCTTACTAAGAATGGTAAACTAATAACAGATCCTAAAAGTCTGTTAGTTAACATTCAATTACAAGGAAGTGAGTACTACAGAGCTTTAGCTAAACATATTTCTGATAATTTAGGAACTGTTACTATTGAAACTGGTAAACTAAAAGAAGGAAGACCTGCTAATTACTTTAAAGGTGTAATTACTTTAGACTTAGACCAACTAAAAGATAAATCTGTAGCTGATATTCAAAGAATAGTTCTTCATGAATTTGACCATGCTCTTACTGCTAATAAACTAAAAGATCCTGAGTTTCAACAAACTGATGAATATGTAGAACTTACAGACATGCACCAAGCATATAAGAATACTTTTAGTGAAGAAGAAAAGATTGAAGCTGAAGAATTCTGGAAAGCTTATGAATCTGGTAAACCTACTAGTTCTAAAAATCATTACTTGTACTATGCTTATGGGAGTTTAGATGAGTTTGTAACAGGAGTAAGATCAAATCCTCAAGTACAACAATACATGGCTGGTAAATTAGGTGTAGGTAAAACTAAATCTGTTGTAAATAGAATTATCCAAATACTAAAAGATGCTTTAGGTATCCAAAAAGATTCTCTTTTAGAAGATGCTTATGATGCTATTTTGAAAGTAGTTGAATACAATAAACCTGTGAATAATAATTCATCTACTGAAAGTGTTAAAACTACAGATACTTTTAGGTATTACGGAGCTTATTATGACATGGTACTTGATAATGGAAAAGCAGTTGACATAGTAGGTTATAAAAGTAAAGAATCTAGAAAGAAAGTTATTTTGGGTTATTATAACTCAAATCCTGATGTAGATCCTCAACGTAATATACAGTTTAGAAACATACCTGAAAAACAGACTCCTATTAAAACAACAGAAGTAAAAACTACTCCTACTGGAAAGCTAGGTGAGTATGAATTATTTCCAGGTGTATTTGCTAATGAAGGGCAAAGAGAAGGAATTGATAAAATCAAAGAGTTTCTGAGATCTAAGGAAGACTCTTTTATGTTAAACGGTAGAGGTGGAACAGGGAAGACTACAATAATCAAGAAAATATTAGAAGAATTTGAGGATAAGAATATTGGAGGTATAACTGTTGCACATAAAGCTAAAAAGGTCTTAGGAAGATCTATAGGAAGAGATAAAGTAAAAACAATTGCTTCTGCACTTGCTATAAAACTAGACGAAAACACAGGTAAATTTGAACCTGATGAGTTTAAAAGAAGAGAGGGTAAAATCCCTATTAAGTTTATGGATATTATTATTATAGATGAAGCATCTATGATTTCTCCAGCAATGTTAAAAGAGATCTTAATGTTTAAAAAACCTTCTGCTAAAATCATATTCATGGGAGATGATGCTCAACTTCCACCAATAGGTGAAAAAGAAGATAGTCCTGTATTTAAAACTAAAACCCAACATACACTCACAGAGAAGATGAGACAAGCAGCCACAAGTCCTATCATGAGTATTGGGACTATAGTTGCAAATAATATTGTATCTGATAATACTAAGTTAGATAGTTTAACTCTTGAGGATAGAGTTAATAAAAGAGATTTGGTAAGCGGTTCTTTATCTGTATTTACAAGTAGTGAAGAGAAAGCAATTGAATCATTTGTTAAAGACTTAAAGAAAGATCCTAAAAATCCAAATAATGTAAAAGCTGTAACATTTAACAATGAAAGACATAATTCTCCTCAAAGTGTTAAGGACCTTAATTCTAAAATAAGAAAAGTTTTATGGGGAGATGCTGTAAAAAATCAGTTTAATATAGGTGAACTATTAACTGCTTATTCTGGATTTGTAGATAAATCAGGAGATGAGGACAGTCCGTTAGTTTACAATTCTGACGATTTTATAATAGAAAGTGTAGAGAATCAAAAAGGTGTTGAGGGAAGTGTTATTGTACAATCTAGGGCAAAAGGTACCAGAACTTTTAACTTCAATTATGATGTAACATATTTAACTTTAATAGATGATGAAGGAAAGAGTTTAGGTACTGCTGTACCAGTAATATCTTCGTCAAGTATAGATAAGTATAGAAGTGATTTGGACAATTTATGGGCAACAGACAAACAATTAGGGATCGCCCTTGAAGCAAAATTTGCTAACCTACAGTATGGATATGCAATAACTTCTCATAAAGCACAAGGTTCTACATACACTAACACTTATGTTTTTGAAGATAATATTTTAGGGCCTACGAATGGTGGAGATGTTAAGACAAAAAACAAAAGTTTGTATGTAGCTGTTTCAAGACCTACTTCTAAATTAGTAATGATTAGTTCTAAAAATACAAACTCTTCTCAGGTTATAGAAACAGGTGAACTCAAACAATCTACATCATTAGATTCTTTTGAACTTCCTTCTAAAGTAATTGATACAATGAGAAAGATGAATTCTAAGCAATTAGAAATATTCAGAAAAATGAAAAGTGATGGTATCTTTACAACAAAGTGTTAATTATGAATTGTTCAATTGAAAATATAAAAGATGAAAACTTAGCCGAACATTTAAAAGTGTTCGGTCCAGAAGAAGGATTATTGATTTATTTAGATAAAGTAGCTAAAGGTGAAAGTACTGAGTTAGAAATAGTACCTGAAGTTGAAGAAGTAAATGAAGAATTTCCTTTAGAATCTTTTGAGTCAGAATTTCCTTTTACTAAAGAATCTATTAAGAAAATAGAAGAAGGTGAAAAGACAATTACACTTAGAACTAAGTCTATTAAATCTGGTGTATATAAAATAGGTGGTAGAGATTATCAGGTAAATAATCAAGGATTTTATAATCTTAAAAGATTTATGGAAGTAAGTGGTAAAACACTTGCTGATGTAAAAGAAGAATTGATATTAGATGATTCTACTCAAGATTGGGTAGAAGGTAAAGGTTCAATGTATGTATATTCTGTACAAGAACCAGTTCTTAATTCAGCAGAACCTGAGTCCAAAACTAAGGAAATAGCTTTAAGTAAATTGAAAGCGACTCTTGAGAAAGCTAAAGAATCTTTAAAGAAAGAAAAAGATGAAGCTGAGAGAGAAGTGTTGGAAGCTAGGATTAAAAGATTGAAGTCCAATATAGATTTCTTTGCTACTGAGGAAGTAGTTACGGCTTCTAACTTAATAGATTTAGCTAATGAGAAGTTAGAAGAAGCTATTTCTCTAGCTCAAGGTGGTAATCCTATGCTTGCTTTGTTCTATGTGGATATATTTAAAGGTTTGATTCCTACTGAAAATGTAAGTGACGAAATTTTAGCAAGAGTTAAACTGGTAGATGAAAAGTTAAGACAAGCTGAATCAGCTATAAATACAGCAGCTTTAGATAATCTTGCAAGTAGTGCTAAGAATAGGAACGAATTTATTGATGGGAACGGAAAGGTGAAAGCCTATGTCCAAGATAAAACCTCAACTAATTGGGTGATGTCAGCAGCTACTTCTAATAATCCTTTAGTAAGACTAGCTGTAAATAAAGTACACAATGCTATGAATGTTATCCAAGTGGAGCAGAATTTCATGAGGAATAGTATTGCTAAACTAACTAAAGCTTTGGGTAAAATTAGAGATCCTAAAATAGGATATGATTTTATGCTTCAGAAGAATAGTGATGGTAAATTAACTGGTTACACAGTTGAGAAGAAAAACCATGCTTATGTGGAAGCAATGAAAAAGGTACGTCTTAACTTTAGAGAAGGTAAGATTAGTAACTCAGCCGTAAGGAAGTATTTGAATTTTATCAGAGATAACCATGATGTTACTTTTAATCAAGAAGCTTATGATGAATATTTAGCTTCAAGAAAGAAAGCTATTGAAAATAGAATAGTTGCTAATGATCCAAGTGTTAGACAAGAAGCTATTGACAAAGCTTATGCTACTGTTTTATATAACTCGGATCCTAAAAAGTTTAAAGATATAGTTACTAAACAGAAGAGAACTGATGAAGAAGTTAAATACGCTTCTCAGTTTTTAAGATTTTATAAAAACTATATGGACTATGACATTACTAATTCTAAATTTATAGATGAGAAATATTCAGCTATTGAACAAATGGATGATAGTGATCCTAGAAAACAGTTCTATGCTTATTACACAGCGCAGATAAAGAAAGCTAGGTTAATGTCTCCGGATGAAAATAGATTTACAGGTAGTAACTATATTCCAGAACTAGCTGAAGATGTAAATTTCTTTAAGAAAGTATCTAATGCTGCTTACTATTACTGGTCAGAAAAACCTGAAGATGGTAGAGAGTTTTACAAAGATCCTATTACCGGAGAATCTAGCATGTCTATTCCAGGTAGTTACATGTTAGATAATAGACTGCTTCCTGAAGAGAAATCTTATGATTTATCTAAGGTACTAGAGAAGTTTATGTCTGCATCTATTAATAAAGAAGAAAAAGCTAAAGTAGAAGATGAGACTAAAATGATAATGCATTTGGTTAAATCTCAGCCTGAATATGTTACTGTAGAAGGTCAGATAGTTTATGAAGGAAACAAACCTTTGGAAAGACCCCCTGTTGAAAACAATGCTTATGAATCTTTGAAATATTTCTTAGATTCTCAACTTTATGACAAGAGACAAGCTAGAGATGGAGTTGCTTCAGGAAAAAGATATGATCCAGTATTAACTGAAAGATTAGAATTAGCTAAGACTCAGTTACAAAATAAAGAAATAACCCAAGAAGATTATGATAAAATAGAAGCTCAATGGGAAGCATCTGCAAGAAGTGTGACTACTAAGAAAGTGGTAAACTCCTTGATTAACTTCTCAAGTATGAAAGCTTTGTCTCTAAACTTCTTCTCTGGAATAGCTGAAGTAGCACAAGCAACATCTGCTTTATATATTGAAGCTGCTGGTGGGAAATTTTTTAATGACTCTAACTTAAGTAAAGCTTATGGTAAGTCAATAAAAATGATGAAAAGTGAGGAAGAAACTGGTAAATGGTTTAATAACTTTCCAATCATAAATGACTTTGGTTACGACACACCTCAAGGTAAAATAGTAGATAAACTGTTTTATGTTTTTAAACAATCTGAAAAGTTAGCTAAAGGAGCATTGTTATTTGCTAGGTTAGATAATATCAAGATAAAAGATGTAGATGGTAACGAAGTCTCACTATTAGATGCGTTAGAATTTAATGAAAAAGGTGAAGTTAAATTAGATCCTATAAGATTTGATACAGATTTCTCAATAGGTTCTGAATTTAGGGACCAAGTAACCAATGAGCTACACGCTTTGTCTCGTACATTATTAGCTAGAGATAATAACAGGGATCCAATTGCTTTAAATAAACATGCATTAGGCAGGTTGTTAGGACATTTTAAAGCTAGTTGGCTATTTGAAGGTATTAGTAGAAGGTTTTCAAAAGAATACACTTCAGAACTAGGATCTAGTGAAGGTTATTACAGAACTATATTCTTTGATGAAAATGGTCTAAATATTCCTAGAGCATTGAATATTATAATGACTGCTCAGTTCCATCCTGAAAAACTTAAAGATTTAGGAATAAATGATTTGACAGTAGCTAATGTAAAGAGAGCTTTAAGAGAGTTTAAAGTAGCCGGTAGTTTAATGTTAATCTATTTAGCTTCTGCTGCATTAGCTGGGTATGATGATGACGATGATGAAATGGATGATGTACTAGGAAAAGGAGTAATGAACTTAGCTTGGAGATTTAACCGAGATCTAACCTATTTCATTAATCCTAACTCTACAGTAGATCTATTAGGTTCTTCTCCAATGGCTTCCATTAGTACAGTAAAACAAGGTTTAGCTTTAATGTACCAAGTTGGAGCAGCTACAGGAGCACCACTTGGATTGAGTGAACTGTATTATAATGAAGGGGAAGAAGACGAAAAACTTAAGATTTGGGGTAAAATGGAACCTTTAATACCAGGATGGCAAGGTATTAAGTCTACCTACACTAGAATACAAGAGAAATAGAAAACCAGTATACAATATATCTGAACAATAAACTATCTTTGTTTTAAAATTAACCTTTTATTATAATGAATTTTGTCGAGCTTTGGGGACTTGTTAGTGGGGTAATTATCACTGTATTTGGTGCAGGGAAGATTTTTGAAAGGTTTACCAATAAAAATAAGACTGTGGACAACAAAGTAGACACTCATGATGAAAAAATTAATCATTTATCTACAAAGGTGGACAAAATGTCGGCTCAAGTGAATCTAATAGAATCTGAGAGTAACTCGAATAAAGAGAATCTCCATAAAATGAGAAATGATATGAACAACTTCATGGCTTCCACTAATTTAAGGTTTGAAAGAAGTGAGAAAAATCAAAGTGTCCAGCTTATGTTAATGAGTCAGATTTGTGAAAAGTTAGGAGTTAATATAGAAATGGCTAAGTTTTTAATGATTGAATAATGAAACAGTTAGATTTCGAAACAATAAAAAAGTCGGTAATAGCTAAAAAGTATATTTGGTTTTCAGACAAACCTATGATAGTAGGAATCAGGACAGCTACTTCATTGCCTGATGTATTCAATGATTACATAGTTCTTTGTCAGGAATTCAAAGATAAATACTTTAAAGGTTGGATGGCTACTACAGAACCTGGAGTATATTGGTTAAATAAACCAATGAACGTAAAAGGAACTGGTATCTTAGTTCCAAATCAATATATTAATTGCTGGGGCTTTGGTAAACATGGTTCAGGTTTAAATAACCACAAAGCTTTAGTTCAAATCAGACCTATTACTTTATTTAGAGATAGTAATAAAGATTCTAAAATAGATCTCGATTCTAAAAAATTAGACACAGGTTTATTTGGAGTAAATATTCACTCTACTGGAAAATCTAATTGGATTGCACCTAGAATAGATAAATGGTCTGCTGGTTGTCAAGTATTTCCTAATTATGATGGATTTAAAGAATTCATTTCCCAATTAGAAAAGTCTAACCAATCTACATTTACTTACACATTGTTAGAAGAAAAAGATATTATATAAAATGAGCAAGTTCTTTAACTATATAAAAGGAGTATTTGTCAGATTTATTAATTCATTTGATACTAAGAATGAAGGATTATCTGGTAGAAAACTTTCTGCTTTCTTTGGTGTAGTAGTAGGAGGATTTATCACCTATGAATATTGTACTACAGAAATCCTAATGGAAATACTTATAGTATGGCTAGTATTCGTTTCTTTATGTTTAGGAATGGTTACTGCTGAACAGATAATAAAACTTAAAAATGGTGAAACATCTGAGCAACATGACTAAGTTAAAAAACATATTGATTGTAGTTATTGCTTTTTCTATATCTTCTTGCTTAACAGAAAGAAGGTTTAATAAAGTATTGACTAAAGGTATCGAAAAAGGATGGATAGATACTACTGTAAAAGCTGGTAACTATGTTTACATCAATAAGATAGATACTCCTGGGATCCAGTATAAAACAGATTCTTTAATAGATACTATCTTTCAAGATGTGACTATTTATAAAGACACTTGTTTCAATAAGCAAGGTAAAGTCATTGGTAGAATTACAGATACTTCTAAGCTTAAACATAAACTAAAAAAGTCTGTACCCAATGAGTTAATTCTCCCTGAATTAATACACTGTTTAAAGAAACCATTGTTCTATAATAAAGATGGAATATTGGTTGAAGTGAGTCAAGATTCATTAGGACAATTTAACATCAAAGTTAAAGCTAAAACCATATCTGTGTCAAGACCTGATGACAGAAGTTGGTACAAGAAATATATATTTGATGTATGGATGTTATGGTGGGTTATAGTAATCTTATTATTTGTAATCTGGATTAAACGATGAAAATATCTATCAACATTCCTTTTTGGTTTAGTAATGAAGATAGATTAGAGAATCTAAAGTCTAGTTATAAATCATTAGTAAATCTTCAGAAGTATCTAACTATCAATGGATTAGATGTTGATATTAACGTTTTTGAATTTAGCGAAGAAAGACAGTGTTTTGGAGGATCTGTTTATTTACCCGTAGAAAAAGGTTATAATAAATCAATACGATTAAATTATGCTTTAAAGTGGTTAAAACAAAATAGATCTGTAGATATAGTAAGTTTTATAGATAGTGATTGTGTAGTAGATACAAAAGATTATCCTAAAGTATTAGAACAATTTACTAACTTTGATAAGTCAAAATACTACTGTAATAATCTTACTAAACTAGATAAAACAGAGTACTTTGATACAGAACAATTGACATTAAAATCTTTCTATACTTTTGTTAATTCAGGTATAATAAATGGATTAGGTGGAATGTGGATTTGTGATTTTGATACTCTTTATGAAATAGGAGGATTTGATGAAAGATACACAGGTTGGGGTTTAGAAGATGAAGATGTTGGTAAAAGATTATACCTTAAAGGTTTAGAGTTTCAACAACTAAATTTTAAAGTATATCATTTACCACATGAAATAG